CTTGCTCAACTCCTCTTCGGTCATCATGGTCAAGTCAGCGAAGGTTGGAAGAACAGACTCCTTTGGCTGCGTGGCTCGCAATCTAGGATTCGCAGTTTTAATCGCCGTTTGCGACGGAGCAGAGAGACTCCAAATACCTAGAACAGTGACGACGAACGCACAAAGCGCACTCAACTTCCAGATGGCATATCGCCGCAACGGTCTCGCTAATTCTTTGCTTGTTTCAGTAGATGAAAGCTTGGAGGCTGCTTGTGCCGTAATAGTTTGTCGCTTTCGTCGATCACGTTTTTTCATCGAACACTGCCTCCAGACTTGCTTGACTTTTACCCGCAGGAGGTATTAGAGGGCACGCGGAAGCAAAACGCAACAAAATTTTCTGGCGGTAGTCTGGTGCACGGTCAACTGCTGGTCTCTTCCGCACCCTTATCCGTCATTTCGAACTTGCACCGGGTATCCCTACAGATAGACGCGGCTGTTGTTGCTGCGATTGTCTGTCGCCAAGCCGCCCACAATAGCGGCCAAGTCCATGGAGGTGCGAGTTGCTCTCGACTGTTCCCCCTTCTTCTTTGTCTGCCCCAGCTCGGCGATCGGAAATCGCTGGGATTCTAGCGGCAGGCGTCGTCCGCATGAAGTCGCGTTTGGCGATCCGCGATCCAGAAACTGCCAAAGATCTGCACAAATCACCATCAGCTTGCCTTGAGCTTTCTCCAGAAAGCGTGCTCTCTGTGACCAACGTGGTTAACGACCAGTGAGTCCGTTTTCTCAGGAGAAATCAATGCAACTAGACATCGACAAAGAGGTCGCGCTGCTCCAACGCATGACGGTGGGGCAACTGCGAGAGAGGTTCGAAGAGACGTGGGGCGAGCCGACAAACACTCGCAATAAGCAATGGCTACTCAAACGCATCGCCTGGAAGATGCAAGCCAATATCGAGGGTGACATTTCCGAGAGAGCTAGACGTCGGGCGGCCGAACTAGCACGCGGCACCGACATCCGAACGACGGCCCCCAAGGCTACCAAACCGGTGACAAATCCTGTGGCCGACACGGTGACCGGATTCGTCGAACCGGGGGAAGACAGCCGTCTGCCTCCCCCTAGATCAGTCATCGAGCGAGTCTACAAGGGCCAGAAGATTCTGGTACTGGTCCTGGAAACCGGCTTCGAATACGACGGAGCAATCTACAAGACACTCAGCGCTGTGGCCAAAAAGATCACGGGGCAGCACTGCAATGGGTATCACTTCTTCAAACTTAGCAAGAAAGGTGGGGAGCAATGAACAAACCCAACAACAATCACAGGCTGAACTGTGCGATCTACACACGAAAGTCCACAGACGAGGGGCTAGACAAAGAGTTCAATTCCCTCGATGCTCAACGCGAATGCGCCGAAGCCTACATCAAAAGCCAAACGCAAGAGGGCTGGAACTGCCTGCCCGATCACTACGATGACGGTGGGTTCACCGGTGGCAACATGGATCGACCGGCTCTAAAGCAACTGCTGGCGGACATCGAAGCTGGAAAGGTCAACTGTGTGGTCGTCTACAAAGTCGATCGACTGAGCCGTTCGCTGATGGACTTCGCCAAAATGCTCGAAGTCTTCGAACGTAACCAAATCGCATTCGTAAGCGTGACGCAACAGTTCAATACGACCAACTCGATGGGCCGGCTGATGCTAAACGTACTGCTTTCCTTCGCCCAGTTCGAACGCGAGATCATATCAGAGCGGACCCGCGACAAAATCGCTGCCGCCCGGCGGAAGGGAAAATGGTCCGGAGGGATGCCACTGCTGGGCTACGACATTGATCCACAGGGGGGCAAGCTCCGTGTGAATGAAGTCGAAGCCAACAGAGTCCGCAAGATCTACGATTTGTACATCGACCGAGAATCGATCATGGCGACCATCGCAGAACTTGACAATCGCAGTTGGAACAACAAGTCCTGGAATACCAAGAAGGGCATACTTCGAGGCGGTTCGCCGTTCACCAAAGCAACGCTGTTCCGACTCCTTACCAACGTGACCTACATTGGTAAATTAGCCTACAAAGACGAAATCAACGAAGGTGAACACGACCCGATCGTCACGCCCGATGTGTGGCAAAGGGTCCAGTCCCTGCTTCGACGAAACGGTCGGACTGGCGGTGTCGATGCAAGAAACAAATTTGGTGCCTTGCTCAAGGGAATCCTGCGATGCTCCTGTTGCGATTGCTCGATGACTCCGACGCATACGACAAAGAGTGGGGCCAAACGCTACCGATACTACGTGTGCATGAAGGCCCAGAAGCGTGGCAGACGGATCTGCGAGTCGAAGTCGGTGCCAGCGGCCGAAATCGAGAAGTTCGTAGTCGACAAAATACGCCAAGTCGTAGAAAACGAGAGGCTTGTCGACGAGGTCGTGCAGCAAGCCAAAGTCCAGACACAACACGAACTCGACGCCCTTGTGGCCGAGCGAGACGAAATCGTGAAGGAGATCGAGTATTGGAACGAAGCCATCCGAATTGCTGCCCCCAAAATCAAACCAAATTCCCCAGATGCGAACCTGCTGAAACAGTTAGCAGATTGGCATGAGGATCTTCGGATTGCTGAGAATCGGCTCACCGTCGTCAACGCAAAACTAACCCTACTAAAGTCGCAGGCGCTGACATCCAACGATGTAGCCACAGCGCTCGATAGCTTTGAGCCGGTTTGGGAATCGCTCGCGACCACCAATCTTACAAACGAAGATCGAGACGATCTAGTCCAAGAAGCCTACGCCCAGGTCACTAAAAGCTTGGAAAGTTTTGATCCTGCGGTCGGTCACATCCGTCCGTTTATCGTCACGGTCGTTCAGCGTCACTTAGGCAATGTCGTTCGTGATCGCAACGTCGCAAAACGTGCAACTCGCGGACGTGTGAGCCTTAGTAAGACCGTCAGGTCCGAGGAAGATGCCCATGTGGAAATGTCGCAGGTTCTACACGACAAGGACCAAGATCGGCGGTTAGGCCGCGAGCGTCGGCTTAGCGATGAAGAGCTCAACGACCTTCGTCTTGATCTTGCCGCTTTCATGAAGACCTTACCCGAGAGATTCCAAGATCTTCTCCGTCGAAGGCAGACTCAAACGATCTCGGAGATTTCACGCGATTTGGGTGTTCCTCGAACCACGGTCAACGACTGGATGAGAAAAATTCAATCGCTTTTTGAGGACGCAGGATTTGACAGATATCTCGATGAGTAACCGTCAGTCGACCAATGAGTCGGGTATTTCAACAGATACCGAGAGCATGTTTCTTAGCGACAAACAACCCATGAAATTCTTGCTGAAAGATCCGCCGACGATGTCAACGCGACTGGTGCCTCATGAGCCTGGAGAACGAAGGTGTCTCAAGTGCAACAAGCTGTTTCAATCCAAGAGCGCTGGCAATCGGATCTGCAAACCATGCTCGCAAACCAATGCGTCGATGAAGCTGAGTGAATCTCTGATCGCTCGGGAGCGAGGCGCAAAACGCCTTAACGGCAACCTTCTCGATAGGAACGACTCCTATCGGATGAATTTTTAATCGGTGACAAAACTGATTCACCGCCACTCTTTTTGAATACGGCAATTTCATGTCCCAAACTACGCTGCCTCCTGAGACAAGCGACAAAAACGTGCTGACCTACTCAGCGCTCAATACGTTTCGCAATTGTCCTCGCAAGTATAAACATCGGTATATCGATAACCTACGTCCACGGATGAAGGTCGAATCGCTGTCGTTTGGAAGCGTAATCCACAGTGCCATCGAGATTTGGTATCGATCCGTCAACGATGTAAATCGCCTGTGGAAAGCTCTTGATTTCATCGACCGGAGCTTCCCCGAACGAGCCACGGACGAGAATCAAATGGCCAACTGGCATCTGGCACGAGCCATGTTCACAGGGTATGCCTCGCGCTACCCAACCGAGGACTTCAAGATCATCGAGGTTGAGAAAACCTTCACCGGACAGATTCGGAATCCAGACACAGGCCGCTGCAGTCAAACCTTTGTGATGGCTGGCAAAGCCGATGCGATCGTCCAGCGATCTGATGGGATGTATCTGCTCGAGCACAAAACCGCTGCGTCGATCGATGGCAACTACCTGGACAAATTGTGGACTGATACGCAGATCGCACTGTACTCGTTTTACCTCCGCGAGCTCGGCTATCCCATCGTCGGCATCATTTACAACGTGCTCCTAAAGAGCCGTCTCAAACAAAGCCCAGGTGAAACGGAGCAAGAGTACGAAGCTCGCCACGCGGAACTAGCCGCCAAGAACAAGAGCGGCAAGTCGACGGCCAAACGCCAGATGCCTGAAACCAACGAGGAGTTTCAGGGGCGACTGGCGGCATGGTACTCAAAACCAGAATCGTTCCATCGGGAGTTCATTTATCTCTCTGAAGAGCGGCTGGCCATGCTCCAAGATGAGGTCTGGGAGATCACCCAGCAGTACCTCGATGCACGACGACGTGGCAAATGGCTGCTGAACACATCGAGCTGCTTCTCGTACCAGCGTCCCTGCGAGTACCTCTCGTACTGCCAATCTGGCTTCAATCCCAACGTTGCGGAGAACCTCTATGAGATCACTCCACCGCATGAAGAGCTCACCTCGATCGATTCTGACTCACCCGTTTTTTGAAAGGACTGATTTGCGATGACCATCTTTTTACCGACCGAAGCTTCCAAGCCTGTGACCGAGCTTGGAAAACAATCCATCTTACTCTACGCAAATCCCAAACTTGGAAAAAGCACTTTTGCGAGTAAGGCACCAGGGGCACTCTTTTTCGAGTGCGAGCCTGGTCTGAACCACTTGGAGGTCTTCAAAGTACCGACCTACTCTTGGGAGGCGTTCCTCGAGGCTTGCAAGCTAGTTGCCAAGGGCGACCACAATTTCAAAACGATTGTGATCGATACGGTCGACAACGCTTTCAAAATGTGCTCCGACTACGTCTGTGCCAAGCATGGTATCGAGTACGAAGGGGACATGGGCCACGGTAAGGGATGGGCTCTGGTCAAGAACGAATGGCATCGTGTGCTTACTCGATTAGCCAGCTTACCGTATGGCTTGATCCTTATTTCGCATGCGATCGACAAAACGATCGAGACGCGAACTGGGGAGTACACGAAGACCACTCCAAGCCTCCCGGATCGCGCACGCAATGTCGTATTGGGACTCGTGGACATCATTTTGTTCGGTGACTCGGTCGCCAAAAAGGATGCTGCGGGCAATGTTACGATCGAACGGGTGTTGCGCACCAAGCCCCATCCAACCTACGAGGCCGGTGATCGCACTGGCCGTCTGCCTGAATTGCTACCTCTTGATTACGAGCAGTTCGTCAAAGCCTTCAATTCTCCCGCTCGCAGCTCGGAAACCGGCACCAGCAGCGCAGCGAAGAGTCCCGCGCCGGCAAGCACTCCTTCAGCAAAGGCTAAATAGCTATGAATGGTCATGATTCATTCGAACCAAGCAACTCGCAGGTCGACCTCACATCCTTCGATGATGAGTTCGAGTCTGCGGAGACACCTAGTTACGAGGAGGTGCCCGACGGCAAGTACCAGGTGAAGATCCAGACGGCGAAGCTTGAGTCCAGCCAAAAAGGGGATCCGATGATCAAATTCGATCTGGAGATCATCTCTGGTTCACAAGCAGGTCGGCATATCTTCAAAAACTCGGTCATCACCCAGGCATCGCTTCCGTATGTCAAAGCCGATCTGAAGACGCTGGGCTTAGAGCTTGCCAAGTTCAGTGAACTCTCGGGGCGACTCGAGGAGTTACTCGACGTGACGCTTGAGATTACCAAGCGGACTCGGGGCGACTACACGAACGTGTATTTCAACCGTCGGCTCAATATCGCTCGAGCTTCGAGTGGCCCAACAGAGGGAGAGAACCTTCCGTTTTAGCTGGTTGTTTGTTTGATCGGCACTATTTGTTTTTAGCGACGGCATGCTGCCGAGACAGGATGGCGTGACATGGAAATAGTCCTTCGCGATGTGGTTCTTTTGCCGGGTTCCTATCGCGTTTCCTAGTCCAGACTCCCCGAGCCTGTCTCGGCTTTTTCTTTCTCGTTACTCCGAGATTTTCAAAAAGGAAAACATGGATTTCCGAATAGTGATCGACTCAAGGGAAAAAGAGCCTTACACGTTTGCATGTGAAGTTCTAAAAGCCAAGCTTGATGCTGGCGATTACTCCGTGCACGGTTTTGAACAGCAAGTGGCCGTCGAGCGAAAAAGCCTCTCGGACTTCGTTGGCACTGTGATTCACGATTACGATCGTTTTGCTCGGGAGCTTGAAAAGCTATCGGCGATGGATGCTGCGTGCATCGTGGTTGAAGCGGATCTGAATGCTGTACTTTGCAATAAGCACACCGATTCACTTAGAGCGGTTTCTCCACAATCGCTTCTTGGGGCGGCAACCTACATCGGCATCAAATACAAGGTGCCAGTGTTCTGGTGTGGATCCAGACCCGCTGCCGTACGTTTTACCGACGCCTTTCTTCGGTCGTACATTCGGGAGATCTCTAGCAAAGGGGATCTTTGCCATGAGTAAGCAAATCTCTGGTTCGGTCGATCGAGTGTACTTCACTAGCGCCAAATTCTGCGCCGGTGCACTGGTCGGCCAAGATGGCGTCCGTGTTCGCTTCCGTGGGCCATTTTGCGTCAGTGAAGGTGACTCGGTCACACTCACAGGGCAGTGGAAAAGCGACCCAAAGTATGGTGACCAGTTCGACGCCAAAAGCGTGACTTACGATTTGCCCGAAACCCCTGAAGGGTTAGTGCAATACCTAGCAAAACATCCTGCGTTCGTTGGGATCGGGGAATCCACAGCCCGCAAGATTGTCCAGTACGTCAGCAGCGCCGAGCACCTTGATCGCGTGATTCGTCAGGATGTTCAAGAACTCAATCGTGCACTGCGGATCCCTAAGCAGACATTGCATTCAATGCGGGAAGCATGGATCGCCAACAGCGCACAAAATGAGGTCCGTTCCTACTTAGCAAGCTTTGGGCTCTCCCATCTTCAAATGGAAGCCTTGATCGAGGAGTTTGGCTCCTCGGTCGTTGGTGTACTAAGAGCCGATCCGTATTTGATCATTCAGTACGTCAAAGGCTACGGTTTTAAGCGAGTCGACAAGATAGCAAGATCCATGGGGGTTCCAAAAGAGCACCCAGGAAGGCTCGAAGCCGCTTTGTGCTATTTGGTTTTCGATGAGGTCAACTCCGGTCACACATGGATATCTCGCGACGAGCTGGTTCACAAGGCAACTGAGTTGCTGCTCCTGGATTCGCTTGACTGCCAGTCAACCATCGAGGTTGCTCTCGAGCGAACCATCGAGCAAGGGAAGCTTATCCTCAACGAGGATGCTGTCGCTCTGGCCTATTACGCGGAATCCGAGTGGTTCATCCACCAGTGTTTTCAGAATTACGGCAACGTGACTCGTCCGCTGGGGATCAGACCGGCGCACGGGGAAGGTCTCAAACGTGCACAGCTAGCCGCCTACGAGGCTGCAATGCTTCATGCGATCGTTGTGATTTCTGGAGGAGCGGGTACCGGGAAGACGCACACTCTGGCTCGCCTGGCGAAGACCTTCGAAGCAGCCAATCTCAAGGTTGCACTTTGCTCGCCCACAGGGAAGGCCGCAAAACGGATCGAGGAGTCGCTGCGATCCCAAGGGCTAACGCTCGAAGCCAAGACGGTCCACCGGTTGCTCGAGTACAACGGCCATGAGTTTCAAAGACGGAGCCTTTCGATACCCAGCAACACAGAAACTGGTGATGCTCCAAGCGATGCCTTCGATGTGGTCATCGTAGACGAAGTATCGATGGTCGATGTCCCCTTGATGGCTGAATTACTACGACGCATCGACTTAGGCACAACCAGACTCATTCTAGTTGGTGACCACAATCAATTGCCCCCTGTAGGCGCTGGGAATGTTCTTAGAGACTGCATCAAACACAAGCTTGTGCCGACGTTTGTTCTTGATGAGGTAGTTCGGCAGGCAGGTGTGCTCAAGTCCAACAGCATGGCGATTCTATCGCAGCGCGTGATGCCAACGGCTCTGGGAGATCCAGGCTGGAGCGTGATCGATTCCTTCAGTGACCCCATGCAGATCCAGGTTTACCTGCGCGATTTGGTACTGAATCGAATTCCGGATCGGCTTGGTCTAGACCCTGTCATCGATG